CGTCACCTCGGGCCATACGTTCAGCATGCATAAGTTGTGCATCTGACATTGCCATCTTCGTTTTCTGCTTATTAGCATAAATTTTACTACCAGCAGAGACGGCTAACTTAATAGCTGACAACCACATACTAATACCAAGTTGCTTTTTTACTTTTAGACTTCAGCATTCTTCTAGTTCCTCTAACTTCAACTTCTTCTCCAACAGCAATTTTGTTGTAGACTGCATCTTGGTTAGTAAGAATCTCAGATCTAGGGTCTTTCATAGTTTTTACCTCTGGTGTAGGAATTTCCTGACCACCAGTTGCATTTGACATAACAACTTCACCTTTTCTGCCTACTGACATTTTATCTTTTAAAGCCATAATTTTCTCCTTATGTTTTTATACTTATTTTTTCTTAAAATTTCTACCAAAATCGTGAATTTTACTTTGGTTAGCCATTTGTTGTTTAGCAATAGATGTAGCTGCTCTTAATTCTGCGAGATCTTCGTTCTGTTCTAGCTTATCATCTTTGTTTTGTTGGTTCATAAACGCTTTCATACGGTCAAGATTAATTTTTTCTTGAGCTTGTTCAGCTTTTACGAAGTCATCTTTAGCTCTTATGTCTAATTCTCTTGCTTTTAACTTAGCAACAGGGTCATTTCCAAACTCACCCATCAATTCTTTTTCTTCTTTTGCAAAATCTTCAAACATTTCTGCAATTAAAACAGATTTTCTAGCTTCAATTTGCATATTTAACGACATTAGTTGTTGTTGAACTTGTGGATCTTGCGCTAAAGCAGGATTTGCTTGCATTTGTTGCTGCATTTGTTGCATTTGAATGATTTGATCTTTAAATTCTACCTCAACTTGCTCTAATGCCATCAAAGAAATGTGTTCAAAAATATTTTTTTGCATAGAAGCGGTTACCATCGGGTTATTTCTAGCCATTGATGATGTCATAAAATTTAAATGCGCAGTAATATGAGCTCTATGGTCTTGACCTTTAAACGCTTGAAAAGGTTTTCCAGCCAAAGCTTGTATTGCTTCAATACTTGGGTCCATTGGCATAGGTCTTGGCACAGGTTTTAAAATCATATCAATATTTTTTACACCTAATGCTTCATACATTGCACGATACGCATTATATAAGTTATGCATCTGCGGATTAGATTGTGCTAATTGTAATTCTGCTTGTGCAATTGATATTCTTTGTGTTTGAGAAAAAATATTTGGATCAGCTACTGGCAAGATATCTATTCTATCATCAAAGTCTTGTTTCTTAATCATTCGTTGACCGCCTACAACATCGTAAGGATATTGTTCTGGTAGATATAATTTAAATACTCTAGCTAACATTTTAAATTCATTCTTAAGACTCACATAAATTCTTTTGTGAATCGCAGACATTGTTCTGCTTCCTTTCTCCAACAAAGCCACTGTCGTCCCCACTGCTGCTTGTTGATTCCCATCACCTACTTGAAGGTCAGCAATGGACGCGAAACGCTGTCCAGCTGATACAACGACACCCATAAGCTGTAACAAAGTTTGTGATGGTTCCTTAAATGGAAGAGCCATAAAAGCATCTTTAATGTTTCCACCTGGAGCATCCACATCTCTAAATTCACCTGGAGTTATAGATTGCGCGTCATCACGTATTCTGATGCCGCGCATCTTAAATCCTGCTGGTAAATTGGAGAGGGTACCAGCATCTAATAATGATCTTAGAGCTGCAGTTGCAGTTCTTGATAGACCACCGATCATATGAATTAATCCAAACCCATAAAAACCTAAACCGGGTAAAAATTTAAAATGAACAAAATAAGAAATTTTCTTTTTCTTTGGATCATCTAATTCATAATTTCTTCTAATCGATAATACTTCACGTGATGCTTCTTCAATTGTTACAATGTATGGAAGTTTAATTCCTGTTTCTTCTCCTGCTGCGTCTCTATCTTCAAAACCTTCTAAATCTAAATCAATATGAAATTCTAAAATATTATAAACGTCTTCGTCTTTTGTTTTTGTGATTCCTTCTAGTTCTCGTTCTTTTCTCTCAAGATCAGATTCAGTATTCGCAGGTTGTCCGATATCTACATCTCGGTAAAATCCTCCAACCATTTGTTTTCTTAAATCGTTGCCTTTCATTTTAATACGATGAACAACAGCCGTTGCATCTTCAAGAGATGTTGCAGTATAAGGTACCACTAAATCTTCTGCTGGTACAAATTTAGAAACTGCTCTACCTAACAAATCATCATAATAAACTTTTTTAAATGCAGATCCTGCTAATGGTAAATAAAATAATAACTGGTCGAACTCAGGTTCGTATTCTTTCATTTGATCCATCAACTGATAATTCATAAAATCTTTTACTCTATTTGATTGCATTTCTTTTTCAGGAGATGGTGCTCCCATGATTTGAGTTCTTACTGGTCCGTCGGCCGGGAGTAATTCTTTGTAAGCCAATGCTTGAAACTGAGTAACCGCTTCTGCAAGAACCGGGTGTGTAGCTCCTGCTGCACCTGAAAAAGGTTCTGTTCTATCTTCGTATTTAAATCCTAATAAATCTAAACCTGTAATGTAAGTGTGTTCCCATTCTTTACGAGACTCTTTGTAGTCCATGTAGTTTTGATTTAACTCTGAACCTAAAGGACCTAACACATCCTCTGGTAATAACTCAGCTAAATTATCAAAGTGGTTTTCACTTTGTGCTTGGTTAAATGCTCCAGGTTCAAAATTAATTTCTACTCCGCCATCTTCTGTCGGGGTAATCTCTGTTTCACCAGGATCTGGTAATGATTCTTTAATTTCTTCAGTAGCCTCTGCTTGTTCCTCGGGCCCTGGTATCTCAACCGATTTTCTTACTTCGGTTAATGCTTTGTCTATGTCTGCCATTTATTTTCTCCAATTGATTAGGTTTATCTTGTTTTGTTTGATTAATCAAGCCTCGTGGATCAGGGCCACTTAATGGTGGTATCTGATCAAATTTAACATGTTTCATGTTTTTAACTAGTGTTGGATTCTTTTTCATTACCAATAAAATTTCTTTTTTCGTTTAGGTTGATCTTCATCTTTATAGTCTTCTGGGTGTCTTAGCAACCCTCCTTGTCTAAATCTCATTAGAGCTTGGGTCATACTATCAACTAAATCGTCATGATCTCCGTATGGAAATGCAGCAACTTCTTCTACCATTTCTTGAGCATACTCCTCTCGCAAAGGAGCCCACACTTGTCCAGCTTCAAACATTGGAGAGACTGCATTAACTCTAGCAATTTTATCTTGACCTTTACTAGGTGTAAAATTTACTGCAGGTATTCCCATTTGTCTAAGCTCATACATTAAAGGTAAACCAGAAGCTTTAGCTTCAACAATAACTGTATCTGGATTCCAATATTTATATTGTTCTAATGCAACACGACGTAACTCCGGAAACTCTAAACGTTCTTTGTATGAGTCTAATAATATTATCTGTGGAGCAGAATCTTCATTTGGACGAAAAACTCCCCACGTTGTGATTGCACTGTAATCAGCTGTCTCCTTTTTTAAAAATGCTGTATCATAACTTTGAATAGTATGTTCAACAACAGGCATGTATTCGTGTTCCCAATCTTTCCACCATTCTCTCTTGATAAGAGCTCCTTCTTCTGACGTTGGGTTCTGCATGTATTGCGCGTTCCATTTTGCAACACCCGCAGATGCTTTTACAGATTCAAGATCCTCGAGCTTCCAATATTCAGGCCAGACTGGTTTACCGTTTGGAAGGATTGCAGGAAACTCTATAATTTCCCATTGATCCGCGTTTTCATTTTTCTGAGCGTTAATTAATTTTTGTGTAAGATCTTTTGTACTCCAACGAGTCATAACTAAAACAATACGACCCCCTGGTTGAAGTCTTTGCCGTGGTCCACTAGTATACCACTCCCATGCGTTATCAAATGCATTTGATGAGTTAACATCTTGCTCGGAGTGTGGGTCATCTATAATTAACAAATCTGCACCTCTACCGGTTACCGCACCTTGGACACCGACTGCAAAGTATTCACCACCATCAGATGTATTCCAACGTCCTGCAGCTTTACTATCTTCTTGGAGTCTTGTTTTAAAAATTTGTTGATACTCTGATGAATCAATTAAGTGTTTTGTTTTACGACCAAAGTTTACAGCGAGCTCAGCTGTGTGGGTTGCTTGAATTATTTTTAATTTTGGGTTTTGTCCAATCATCCATGCAGGAAGAAAGAACGATGCAAATTCAGATTTAGTATGCCTAGGTGGCATGTTTATAATTAGACGGGTCAATTCTCCAGTTGCTAATCTATTAAACTTATCTGCTATCTCGGTGTGATGGGACCCCTCTATAAAATCTGGCCACATTTTTTTTACAAAAGGCAAAAATTGAGTACGAACTTTTTTAAGTTCTTTTCTTTGCTCTCGTTGTATGATCTGAATCTTTAACTTTTTTCTTTCGACCGGATCTGCAATTTTATTAATATCGTGTACTGTTAGCATATATTTCAATGTGGGTAAAAAGTATTATACTCAAATGACTGAGTAAATCAAACACTATAGGGTAGGTCTGGGACCCCTACTAGGCCAAGGGGGTATCGAAAAAAATGTTTCACGTGAAACATAAAAGTAATTCCTTTAGGGACCCCTATATAAAAATTAGGGTGGGTCCCGCCCACATGCTCTTTTCTATTTTCTAGTGTGACGGGTATTTCTACCCGTCACTTTTTTAATTATGCTTTTTTATATATTACAGTATTGCCTGCAATAAAATCTCCAGGGATACACATATGTCCCGTTCTCTCCATCCATCTGAACCAAGCGTTAGTAGCACGAACATTTTTTTTAATAAACTCTGGTCCTTTCATTTTAGACTCTTCATCCATCCACATATCAAAAGTTCTATTTGATATGTCTTTATCATATCCCGATTGTCTCTCAATCGTTGAACATCCAATCAACTTGTATAACTCTTCAAGTGTTGGTTTTTTTGGAGCAGTCCAAACTTCCTCTGTTCCGTCTGTCTGCCATCTTATTACTTTATACATTGTATTCCTTTCGTTTATAAAAGAGTATCGCATAATATCCTATATTATGTCAAGCCATTAAATTTATTTTTTTTCTTTTTTTGGGTGGGTCCCGCCCACATGCTCTTCTCTATAATTTTCTAGTGTGGCGCGAGTGTGTTTATTTCTCGCGCCACGATTTTTTATTTACTTATCAAATTTAAACTCCATTTGTTTAGGCCATTTTTTTTGTTTAGACATTTTAGTTATACGGTCATAGGCCTGTTGTAATCGTATCTGTCTATTTTGCTCTTCAACAAATTTATCTGTTTCTCTCATCAGATAAATACCAACACCAACAATACCAACGATTGCTGCAAATAATATTATTTCAATCATTGACTAATCATCACTTTCTTTGGTGTTTCATTCCAAGTTATATTGAGAGTTTTAGAAAACACATTGTTTAATTGTGCAACTAATTCAGAAGGCGCGTCAGCTTCCATAACTTGGTCTTCTGCAACTCTTTTTATTCGTTTGAGTTCTGCAAGTTTAGAACCTTCAGGAAGTTTCTCAATAAATTTCTGGGCTTCATTTTTAGCCCACTTCCTAATCTGCTCTTCGCAATCTTCATAAGTTATCTTATCCTCGTTATAACGATAAGCTTCTTTATCAAATTTAGAAGATAGCTCTTCCTTCTTACTTTTGGTTGTAGCTTTTTTCTCAAAGAAACTTTGCGCGTTAATCTGCGCCTTCTTCAAGTTGGCTTCAGCTATTTTTAACGCGTCCATAATTTTAAACGCGCCAATCTTAACCGCCAATTTTTTAGCGGCTTTTTCAGTCATTGTTGTTGTATGTTGTCTAACCAACAATTCCTGCTCTTCTATTAGAGGGTCAAGATTTCTTCTTATTTTTTCCTTGAAGTGGTCTTGTGTCCTCACACTCATTTTACTAGCCATAATATATTCCTTTCTGTTTATAGTTAGTGATTTGTTTATAGGTTATTATAGGATAATTGTCAAGCCCTAAAAAGAAAAAAATTTTTATTTTTTTATATGGGTGGGACCCGCCCACATGCTCTTCTCTAGGGTGCGACAATATTGTCCTTGAGTATATAGGATATTATGTTAAAGTGTAATTATGAATGTGAAAGTAGAAAAAATACCTTATTGTGCTTGTATAGATTTACACGCAGAATTAGTGAAAGCCAAACTTTTAATTTATGGTGGATTTGAAACTTCAAGCGATTTGGAAGATCCACTGCAAGTTGGTGGCCAAGTGAATGGTAGTCATTACGATCCTTGGGACCACAACTTTAAATAAAATTCAGGGCGAGAAATCGCCCTGATCCCTGATCCATAGGTGCTTATCCGACGGGATAAGATACGGCGCCTTACGAGGCACTATGGATCTGGGATCCAATTGTTAGTAGCGGGGATTGACCTAACCAACGCAATTGGATCTGGGACCAGTTGTCTAGTGTAGGTTGTACAGTTTACCTTGGCTACACACTCAGCTGGTCAAGTGTTCGATTGTGGGGTTGTACTACACTTAAAATTGGGAAACCCTCAAGGCTAGTGTGCGCCTTCGGGCGCAAGCCTTTTTTAAAGTTTTTATTTTTTAGGGTGGGTCCCGCCCACAAGCACTAACCACAAGCAACAAGTCACGGGGTGGGTCCCGCCCACACGCTCTTCTCTGAAAATAAAAATTTTTATCTATTGACATTGTCCCC